TAAGATGAAGAGTCCGTCCTTAGCAGTGAGTCCAATATCTCACGGTGGATGGTTGCATCATAGTCTGTTGTTTGGATGAAATTAGCCATAGTTACATTCTATATGGGTTTTGTTCGTTAATCTCCTGATATGAGATGGTAACAGCCGGTTGCAGTTCCGCTGTCTTCTCTCCAATGATGGTGATGCCGCCCTCGATGCAGTCAGGACCGTCGGCATTGTATGGCAGGTGCATTTCAAACAGCTTGAACTGGTTGATGAGTTCCTGCATGTGTGGGTTGTCCCGCTCATCCTCATTGAATATCCATGCACCGTTACGGTCTATCGGTTCCAGGTTGGCTTCAATACGAGTGGCCTTGTCAGTCTTCTTGCGCTCATCCCCCTTGATGTAGAGGTCACGCTTGCGCTTTTTGCACTCATCACGGAGCAGCGGCTTGAAGACCTGGTTAAAGAACGGGTCTTGCAGTTTGTTGTTCTCCATGTAGCAATACACATTCGTCTTGCCGCCCACATAGTCCATGATGTCGAAGTACCAGGAGATGAAGGTGGCGTTCAGCTCACGAGCCAGAAAACCCTTGATGATGTAGTATGTGCCTTTGTACTTACCGATAAGCCAAAGCGCCTTTGTACTGGATGCCTTTTTCTTTGAGTCAGAATAGGCAGGGTCGCCATAGAGTATGAGGAACGGGAACCTGCGAAGTGGCGGCACCTTGCCGAAGGGCAGGTTCTTGAAGATGGTACCCTCAGAAACAGGGTTGTTGAAATACTCTGCCTGGGCGTTCTTTGAAGAGATATTTGACAGTACGGTGTCAATCTGTTCCTCAGTGTTTTTCTGCGGCCATGTGCTTTTCCCGTTTTTGTCGCGGATGTTGACTATATCCCAATGCTTGGCACGTTCACCGGCTCGCTTGATACAACAGTCCTTGGCAATGATGTTGCCACACCACAGCACAAGTGTAGGCTCAGAGATGGAACGTGTGGGATAAAGTGCGCCCTCGAACCAGTCCCACTTCTTTTTGAGCGTTTCCGGATTGCGGCAGTCCTCATCGGTATCATAGTCATCAAGGTAGATGACATCAGGACGTACTTCCTCATTCCTGGCACCACGAGGCGCGGAACCTGCACCCAGCGCAACGAACTTTGCCCCACAGCGTGCGGTGAAGTCCTTATCGGTCCAGGCACCAAGCGTTACCTGATTGCCGTAGAACTGGCGCAGTCGCGGATTGCTTTCAAAGTTGAGCCTGTAGGGAGTGAGCAGACGTATTGCCGATGCCTCTGTAGCCGATGCCAGGACAAAGAACCGTTTGCGTTTTGTCAGCGCCAGATACATATTGATGAACATGGCCACCGTTGACTTTGCCAGCTCACGGCTCCATGACAGCACCTCATACCATTCATCATGTTCAATGACACGATGGATGGCTTTGACGTGGAAGGGCGCGAAGTCATACTTGGCATACTTCGGGAAGAAATACTTGATCCAGGCGATAGGGTCTTTCTCCAGCTCCATGCGTTTCTTCTCGATGTCGCGTTTAGACATCCAGTCCTCTACAGGAACGTCAGCGGCAAGTGCCTTGTGGTGTTCTGCCCACCGTTGCAGTGCTTTCTTATCTTCGAGCGTCATGGTATTACTTCATTTGGTCCTTGATGAACGCATCAAGGAGGTTGTTAAACTCCTTTGCCTTTTCGAGATCGAGCGGACGGAGCCAGTTGGTGAAGCGTATGGCCACATCCACGATGTCGGCAATGCCTACGTCCTGTTCAATCTTCTTGATGGCAGACGCGAGCTTTGCGAGGATGTCAGCCTCTGCGACGGTGGCGAAGCGTTGTCCCTCTTCACGCTCACTGATGTTGTTGTTTATCTCCACGATTTGGCGGTTAAGTCCAGACAGTATCTGTGCCGGTGTGATGGTGATGGAGGCTTTGAGCTCTTCCCAGCCGCCCTCTTTTATCCAGCGTGAAACCGTCTGTCTGGTGGTACCCACCTTGTCGGCAATTTCCTCCTGTGTGAAGTTGCCGTTGAGATAAAGCGATTTTGCAATATCCTTCTTGTCGATGTTTGGTTTTGCCATATTATTTCTAATAAATTGTGGTGCAAAGTTCGGGATAAATCGGGAAAAAACGAAATGGTGATTTTATGATAGCATCCTGCACGACTATGATAGTAACTCGCTGACGCTACGATAAAAACGGCATTTTGAAATGTCGAAAAAACGATGGAACTTTGCAGCAAAAATCACGTGAAATGAAAGTTAAGTTTTTCAACATTATCCCCGGTGAGGATAGCGCCACACTCCTGTTGTATGGCGACATTGGCGACGGCTACAAGGTAGAGAGCGGTCGCATCGTTAGTGAACTGATCGCCCTGCAAGCACAGTATGGGAAAATAGACGTGCGCATCAACAGCCGAGGCGGTGACGTGTTCAGCGGCATGGCCATCTACAATGCCCTGAGACAGTCGAAAAGTGATATTACTATTTATATAGACGGAGTGGCCGCGAGTATCGCTGCCATCATTGCCCTGTGCGGAAAGCCCCTCTACATGAGTCCATACGCTAAACTGATGCTTCATAGTGTGAGCGGTGGCACATGGGGCAATGCCTCTGTCTTGCGCCAGACAGCTGACCAGATGGAGCAGCTACAGAAAGACCTTGCCAACATGATTGCCGGACGTTGCGGCATGAAGGCCAAGGACGTACAGGCAAAGTATTTCGATGAGAAGGATCACTGGATAGATGCCCAGGAAGCAGTGAAGATGAAGTTGTGTGACGGCATCTATGACATGGCGACTACCGAAGAGCAGCCTAAAACAGCAGAAGAGATTTATAACTTTTTTAATAACCGGCTCTTGACCGAGCCACAAAATCAAAACGAAATGGCTTTAATAGATGACATCAAGGCTATCCCTTCTTTCAGTGACAAGGAGGATGCCAGTGCTATTGTAGCACACATCAAGGCGTTGGAGAACAAGGCAACGAAGGTTGACGCACTCCAGCAGGCGAACGATGCTTACAAGACGCAGATTGCGGACTTGCAGGCTAAAGAAGTAGATGCTTTCCTGAACACGGCAGTGTCAGAAGGCAAGATCACCAAGGAGCAGATTCCCACAATGAAGAAACTGATGATCAGTGACCGTGCAGCAGCTGAGGAACTGATCAACAGCATGAAGGTTCAGGGCGGTGCCCGTGCCGTTGACTTCATTGATCAGGGTGGTGCCAAGACTTCCTTTGAGGGCAAGACATGGGACCAGCTTGACAAGGAGAACCGCCTTGCAGACCTGAAAGCCCAGAACAAGCAGCTGTTCTGTTCGCTTTACAAGGACAAGTTCGGCATTGACTACAAGGAGTAAGAGAACAAGAAGTGTAACCTTTTAATTTTTTGAAACAATGGCTTTAAACAAACAATTATGGTTGAACACCATCGTCGAGAACTTCTTTCCCGACAACAGCTTCGCCACGAAGAGTATTGATGACTCTATTTTCGTGAGCAACAAGACAGTGCACATCCCTAACGCTGGAACCCCTTCCGGTGTTGAGATTAACCGCACCCAGAAACCTGCGTCAGTGAACCAGCGCACAGACAATGATCTGACCTACGACATGGATGAGCTGACCACGAACCCGATCTACATTCCTAACATCGACACGGTGGAACTGAGCTACGACAAGCGCCAGAGCATTCTTTGGAATGACCGTATGGAGCTTCAGAAGCAAGCCCACCAGAACCTGCTTTACCGCTGGTTTGTCGCTGGCAAGGTCATCGAGACCGTAGGTGAAGCCCGTGCAGCTCATACTTCGAGCACAGCCACCGGCAACCGTAAGAAGATGACCAAGGCAACCGTCCTGGCATTGATGACCAAGTTCAATCAGGATGACGTTCCTGCCACTGGCCGCTACATCCTTCTGGATGCCTGCATGTATGCCGACCTGTTGGACGACCTTACCGATAAAGAGCTGAGTGCGTTCCTGGCATCTGCCAATGCCCAGAAGGGTATCGTTGGCGAGCTCTACGGTTTCTCCATCATGCAGCGTTCACAGGTTCTGCGCCTGACGGCGGCCAAAGCCCTGTTGAGGTGGAACGAGAATGCAGCAGCTACCGAGCTTGCCGCCGGTCTTGCCTGGCAGGAGCAGTGCGTGAGCCGTGCCTTGGGTGAGGTGAAGATGTTCGACAACATGGATGATCCGACCTACTACGGTGACATCTATTCGTTCCTGATGCGTGTAGGCGGCAGCAAGCGCCGCTATGACAGCAAAGGCATCTACGCTATCGCAGAGGCCGCCAGTGCGTAACCCTTAAAACGAGATTCTTATGCTACCAAGAGTAAAAATTCAGTTTCTTAACGGGCAGTTGGGAACCGTCGGCGAAAGTGCCGACGGTCTCATGGCCCTCATCTGCGGAGCCTCAGCAGTAGCAGGAAAGCTGGCATTGAACAGCATCTATGAGGTTCGCAGTATGGATGACCTTGCCAATCTTGGCGTGACGGAGCAGAACAATGCCACGTTGTATAAGCACGTGTCAGAGTTCTATGACGAGGCAGGCAGCGGCGTGAAGCTCATCCTGTACCCTGTGGCCCCTGCTACGACGGCCACAAATATCTGTGACTATACGAAGACCGCTGAGGGCTATGCCCGTGACCTGATTACCCGTCAGAACGGAGCCTTGCGCGGTATTGGTGTAGCTGGTGTAAACAGCAACAGCAGCGTTGCGAGCACAAACGGCCTTGATCCTGACGTGTTCACTGCCTTGCCGAAAGCCCAGCAGCTGGCAGAGTGGGCAACGACTGAGCTCTATGCCCCGTTGTTCTTTGCCATCGAGGGCCGTGCATACGATGCCGCCAAGGAGTTGAA